TGACAATCCGGCGCCAAAACCACGGAATACCAGAACTTGTCTGGATGCGGATGTGCTCGGACAGACCGCGGATGTAGCATGTGGATGCAGTTCGGGTGGCCTCGGTAGCCACGGTACCGATATTTCCACTATCGTTGATATAAAGATCTTGTGACGTGGCGCAGAAGACGCCAACGTAACCGGTGTTACCCTTTACGTAAAGGTCGGCGCGCGCGATTGGTTGAGATTCACCGAGAATTGTGGTGTTGCTGAAGGCAACCATGTTGTTCCTCTTCTTTCTCGATGTCAGGTTCAGAATCGATTTGCGGCTGATCCGTGGCGTCATCCTGCGTTTCCGATAGGGTCGCGTTTTCGCGGTTGAGCGTCGGGAACGGGGTTTTCTTCGGTACCGAGGTTTCACGTAGCGCCGGCGGGCCATGATCGCAATTTTGATGACGATAACAATATATTGGCATGGCGTCGGTACCGAGAAAGCGGGGACGGGACGGGGTACTTATAGTTGGGGTGTGTCCTGTGTCCTGTCTATAATATTAGTTTGCGACAGGACACTTTGGACACTCATGCCTTTTCACTTCGGAGCTCGCTACGCTCTCATCACATACGCTCAGTGCAATGCCCTCGATGGATTCCGGGTTATGGAGCACTTTTCTGGACTGGGAGCTGAGTGCATCGTCGGCCGAGAAATACACGAGGATGGGGGTATTCATCTCCATTGCTTCATCGATTTCGGACGGAAGTTCCGAAGCCGAAGGACTGATATCTTTGATGTCGACGGTCGTCACCCAAACATCGCGCCATCTTATGGAACTCCATGGCGAGGCTACGACTATGCGATCAAGGATAGTGATGTCATATGCGGGGGCCTCGAACGACCCGAGGAGCCTCGCTCAAAACGAGTTACGAAGGATTGGGATCCGTGGACTGAGATCACGAATGCACGTGATCGAGAACATTTTTGGGAGCTGGTTCACCACCTGGATCCCAAGGCTGCTGCGTGCAATTACGGGCAGTTGGCCAAGTACGCCGACTGGAGATTTGCCGCCAAGCCTCCCGTGTATGAGTCACCAGGAGGAATCGAGTTTATTGGCGGAGATGTTGATGGTCGAGATGCGTGGTGCGACCAATCTGGTATTCGATCTGGAGTCCCACTCGTAGGTGAGTCGTGCCCGTCGCCTTAGAACTCTCGGGGGGCCCCCCCCGCGAGGGGGGCAACCCCCCCCCTCCCTCGAGTTCTTTAGGCTCGAGGGCGTTCTGAAATAGATATGCTAGGGGGTTTTCGAGGGAATCATGCTGACTAAGCCAGGCAGATGTATGTCTCTGGTGTTGTACGGAGATTCTCGAACAGGGAAAACCCTGTGGGCTAGATCCCTTGGCTCTCACGTGTACACCGTGGGAATGGTGTCTGGAGGAGAGCTGAAAAAGGTGGCTGATGACACTGTGAAGTACGCAGTGTTTGATGACATCAGAGGAGGGATCAAGTTCTTCCCCGCTTTCAAGGAATGGTTGGGGGCGCAGGCTTACGTCACGATCAAGGAACTTTATCGGGAGCCTGCCTTGGTCAAGTGGGGCCGCCCCAGTGTGTGGATCAGCAACGATGATCCACGATTGGTCATGGATGCAAGCGATGTTTCATGGTTGGAGGCAAACTGTGTTTTTGTGGAGATTACGGAGTCTATTTTTCGTGCCAATACAGAGTAGTTCCTGACCTTACATGCATAAGGTCGGTTGCGCCTCCACCAGTTCCGGGCAAGATGTAGTCAATCACAACCATGTCTCCTCCGCCTGCTTTGCTGGTTACACTGTGATAGGTGGACGCCTCTGCGCCACCATTTTCGTCATCCTCGTAGACGAGATTGCCATTATATTGATGCCAAAGTTTGCGTTCCATGACGGTTCCATTTGCGTTCCCGGAGCGAATTGTGATTGTCTTGTCATACTTAACGGTGACACGACGCGTGTCAACCTTGGCGACCAGTGCATCGGTCCAATCAGAGCCTGCTTGGCCTTTAAATAACTGTTCTTCTATGCCGCTGAGTCGGGTATTGGGGGATCCGTTGACGAGGAGGTTAAACCAAGGGCGCTCAATGCCGCCACTTGTTTCAAGAAACGAGCGGGCACGTTGAGTCTCGGTGGCAATGGTATCGTTGAAGTGGTACAGTGCGTCCTTGGACTGTATGACAATCCGGCGCCAAAACCACGGAATACCAGAACTTGTCTGGATGCGGATGTGCTCGGACAGACCGCGGATGTAGCATGTGGATGCAGTTCGGGTGGCCTCGGTAGCCACGGTACCGAT